CACCAATTGTGTCTACTTCGGGTTGTTTATTAATGAAACGGGTGATAGGTTTTTCATTTGGAACGATAATACTAAGACCAGATTTATCAATATTGAAATCATATGAATTGAATTTGTTTCTCAATTTCTTCTGAAGTCTTAATGCAGCCGGTTTTGTTAAAGCCTTAACAATGACGCGGCGACCATCTTCTACACCTATATTTTCTTTAATCGATTCAAGTTTAGCCAACTTGGATTTTAGCATCTTGATATACTTATCTTTTCCGCCGTATTGCTTGATCATCTTAGGTGATGGGTTCTTAATCAAATCCTTTAAAGATTTAATATCAAGTTCTTTATCAGATTCCTTTACAAACTTGGTGATCTGTCCTTTTAAGATCTTCTTAGCTGCATCTGCATGAGCCTTAGATACTTTCGATTCTAAATCAAGATCTTTCATCTTCTTAATCAATGCGTCGGCATCCTTTCCTCCTTTGAGTCTTAGAGCCTTAAGAACCATCGCGACTGTTGCACTAGCTTCTTCAAGATTAGTAGATTCTTTAGCCATCACTCTCTGAGCGATACTAACAAGCTTCTCAATCTTTTCGTTTTCCATCTTCTTCTTGGTTGCGGCATTTACCTTACTGTAAACCTGCACAATTGCAGAAGCGGTCTGCATATCAATCATCTTTCCACCGATCTTTGCGGCTTGTTTATCTGATACAATTGCATTAACCTTATCCATGGTTGATTCATTAACTTCTTGAATCTGCGTAGATTCAACATAAGCATTAAGTTCATACTTGCCAGAATCCATACCATAGACTTGGAAAGCAAGTCTTTTCTTTGTTTCTTTACCTTTCTTGGTAACCTTAACGACATATCGGTTAGTCTTGCCTTTACCTGGCTTTTTAGGTCCAGTTGAAACTTGGTTGAACCAATCATCTTCATCAACCTCAAAGCCTTTCTTCTTAGCAAGATCTGAGGCAGCCTTAGCAGCGGCTGTAAATGTGGGATGATAGAGTTGATAATCTGCTTCAATGATATACTTCTTGTATGCATTTTTTATTTTACTTGGACTCCAAGTAGCATCAATGTTCGACTCAGTAATGAAAGCATCAAGTCTTTCTGAAATTGATTCATTTACAGACAGCTCAACTGCACGGCGAATGCGGAGGCTCTTAAGTGAAACAGACTCTTTCATCTCCTCACCTGATGGGCGATCCTTAACATTACTTGGATAGTGAATTCTCAATGGATTATTACTAACGAAGATTAACTCGCCGTCAGCATCTAATCCTACCATTGTGAATTCTTGTTTACCCTTTGCATTAAGACTATTAAGAGGACCGAGTTTAATAGCGCCTGGTCTCACATTAGAAATGATTGGTTTGAGATTATGCTTCTTAATGAGCTTTTCTCTCTTCTTATCATTATCCTTTGCTCTGATCCAAGCTTTTTCAAGCTCCTTGAATGGTCTAACCGCTTCTTCAAGCTCAATCTCTTCCTTGAGAGATCTTCTCTGCATCTCGGTTCGGATGGCTTTGATGATCGGCTTGGCTGCAGTGTTACCCACTTTTCTGAAGATTGCAAGTAGATCCTTTAAATCTGTATCTGAAAGTTTGGCATAGTCTGAGGCTGTTGCTTCAGAAAGAGCATCGGTAAGTTGATCAACATCTGTGGATTCCTTAACCTTTACCTTACGAACGAACTTCTTTTGAATTGCGTTCCATTTCCAATCCTTCTTATTGAAGTTTTTAAAGTTTGAAACCTCATCATACTCATCAGGTGTTAGAATATTTGTTCTTTCAAGTTCAACTGATTCCTTCTTACCAAGAATCTTTTCAGCAGCATCTTGATCGATCTCTACTGGATATGTTTTGCCTTCGAATTCAAATTCATCTTTGCCAGCAAGCTTTGCTTTAGCAGCTGCTGATGTGAATTCATTCCCCTCTTCAAAATCTGTTTTCTCATCCATATTCTTTGTGATCTTATCAGCCACATCCTTCTTCAAGTTGACCTTATATGTCTTCTCCCCGAATTTAAATTCTTTCTTGCCAGCTTTAGCCGCTTGAGCCAGAGCACCCATAAAGGCTGGGACATCTTCATCGATGACGGTTTCAGGTATAAATTTTTCTCTTTTCATAGTTTTCCCATTAAGTTTTTGATTTGGAGTATTCTTTATGTATTTATAATAAAGTTGTTTTATACCCACTTCTTTCTTCTATACTATCTTTAATTCTGTTTGTTTTGCTATTACTAACTATTTATATTGTTTAAATGTTGCTGAAATTTTCTTTCTCACTTCTGGTGATAGTTCTTTGAAGTGATATAAATTTACGCTATCATCGGTATGAACCTTGCCTGTCATTACTTGACCGTCAGTTTGGTGTTGATCGCCAGTCCATTCTTTGCCGTCTGCTGTATAATGACCTTCCGATCTCCATGTCGCTTCTCCGAGTTGTTTTGAAATCCACTTCTTAGCGATGTTATTCTTAGGAGAATCCTTAGCGAACTTAGCCATCTTCTTATATGCAGATGTGGTTGCCTTCTCAATGTTTGCACCCTCAGAGTTATCAACAATGACAAAGTTGGAACCAAACATCGATTGGAATTTACCGAGGTTATTCTGAACCTCTTTCCACATGGTTTCGACTTCGGCATCAGGAAGACTTCTAGAACGTTTTCTATTTCTGATTAGTGCAGTATCTTTATCAGTATTAACAAAGATCATTGCTACATCATAACCAATTGCTTTAAGTAACTCAGACTGCTTTTTAATCTTGGCGAAGTTCTTACCAGTTCCATCAATCACCAAGCCGAGGCGGCCATCGATATAAAGATCTCTTTGTTTTGCTGTCAATTCTTTGGCTCTTCCACGAAGTTTTTGACCTTTTGGACTAAAGATATTATCTGGTGTTGGTTCAAGATCTGCTTTCTTTAAAGCTGCTTCAAACTTATCATCCGAATTAACAACCTTGAATCCAAGGGCTGTGAGACCAGTCTTACCAACAGTGAATGATTTACCAGATCCTGGTCCGCCAGCAAGGAATACTGCTTTGAAGATTGCTGGATCATCAACACCCTCTTCAACTGCGTCGTCTTCTTTCTTCACACACGAGCCCCTTTTGCCGCGGGCAATGCCTGGCACCTTTTCGTAACCATCCCAACAATCTTTTGCCTCAGAGATCGTATAACCTAGTTTTGGCACATGATTATATCTTTCGAGTTCTTGACCACTTGGTGTTTGAATGGATAATCCACCCTTAATTTTCACCATCTTAAGATCTTTAGCCCTTAATCCATATTCCTTTTTCAACATCTTTTGGAGTTGACTCATTGACATATATTCAACTTTTTCTCCAAGGATATCTTTAAAACTCTTTATATGTTTGGTCACTCTTGATGTTTCAGTGATGGTGGTCTCGTCTTTCATCTCAACAATCTTATTGAGGAAGTATTTCTTATCATCCGAACCAACGATGAAGTTTGTACGTCTTTCGGTGACAGTTAGAATCTCTCCATTTAGATTTAAGAATCTATCACCAACAAGGAACACCTCTTCGGCGATATATCTTTCACGAATATCTGTGGTCTTTAATTCAACATGTTTGCGGAAGTTGTTCATCTCTTTTAGGCCCATTCTCTTCCGAAGAAGATTGAATACACCTAACTTATCTCCAAATGACTTTGGAAGACCATTTGCAAAGGATTGAAAGTCTCCTGCGATTGCAGCTGCTCTCATTTTAGAGGCAGACATTCCAGAAACATCATCAGCATCTGGATCACGATCACCCGCAGATACGATTGAGATACCATCTGTAAACTCATAAAAGCCGTGGCGGGCTTTAACACCATTATACTTATTCAACAGTGTCTTAAAATCGGAAATTCTATCAGCACCAACAACCATTGTCGCTTTCGTGTAGCCTCGATCATAAAGATAAACAAGAGCATCAATTGCGTTTTTCACATTTGGTTCAAGGACAATGTTTCTTCCATGTTTCGGAAACATCTTGCGCATCAGCATTACCTTCTCCTTATATTGAAGAGGGTCTTTCTTTGGATTATTTGTTTGTGAAGCAAATATCTTATAGTCATTTCCAATGGCCAATGATGCAACTTTAATTAGAAGTTTCTCATGCCCAGTAGTCGGTGGATTGAATCTACCAAAAGTAAACACAACTGACTTTGACTTCTCTTCATTAAACTGTTTAAATCCTTTGATCATAGTTATCTTTTCCATTCTTTAATTAAATCTTTACCTAGACTATTATTTATACACTTATCTCTCCCAACCCTTGATTGTATCAGGTGAGAAGTTATTAGTCGAGAATTCTAAGCGATCAACCAGCTTCACTGCACCACTCTTTGCTCTATCGATTGCAACAAAGCCTTCAGATCCAGTAACCTTAAATCCGTTCTTAGTGCGAATGAATGTATCAAGTTGTTTCACTTGATCTAGTTTACTTATAATAAGCAACTTAGCGTCAACAATCGCATTTTGCAATTGGTACATTAGATCAAGGTTTTTCTTATTCTCTTTCGAGAAGAACTTCATTTCCTCTTCATGCTTTGCTGTAACACTCGCTTTACCCTTTTCGCTTGAACGTTTTTCATACTCCTTCTTAAACTTCTCATCAAACCATGTGATAAGATCTTGAACGTGCTTAGTCGTATTTCCAATACGTTGTCCTTTACGAACAAGGGTGTTATTGAATGTCTCAAGTTTTATTGCAAGAGCTTGATTAGATTCAACTTCTTTAAGAGTTGAACTTGCGATCTGTTGGAATATCTTACCAGCTTTAGCAAGTGCTTTAGATACTTGTTCTGTTTCAATCGCTGATAGAGTCGCCTTACCTGAAATATCTCTGAAGTTAGCATCTTGATACCAGACAGAAGCTTTCTTTTTGAGGCCTTTTAAATCAACCTTAAAGGATGCTTTCATTGATTCAAAGTCTTTTCCTGTATATGTAGTATGCCATACAACTCCGAGATTTGCCTTTTGTATTGTTTTGGCGAGTGCTGATTTTGCAGGTACCGCATAAACAATAGTGTTAGGTTGAAAGGTAATATACTTCTCACCATCGATCGATTCATTACCTAAGTCACCTTTAGTAAACATGATATCACCTTGAATTACATTTTTAATACCAAGATCCTTCAACTCATTGAATGCAATCACTAACTTTTCTGCAAGATCGCCAGATGTGTCATTCCGTACTTCAGCTTCTGACTTATATACCTTAGGATTTGCATTAAAGATTCCTTTCTTAGCAACAAAGAATTGACCATCTTCTGGATCGATGCCAGCAAAAACTGCAGGTGCTCCATCCCATTTGACTGTTACATCAGTTGAAGAATTACTATTTCCTGCTAGCATATCTCTTAAAGAGCGGAGAGCAAAGATCGCTTCTCTCGTTCCTTTGACACCGCCATAGATGACTGCATCCTCAAGATGTTGCATGTGAGTATTCTTACCGGCTTTGGAAGCTTCGGATAGATATGTTTTAAATGTTTTCATTATGGAGCAAGTTTGATCTTAATATCTTTGGGTTTAACTCTTAAATTTCTTTTCAAGAATTTGGTCAACTGTTTTAGTGCATCCTTATATGTTGATTGTGATTTTGCGAAAAACGTATCTTGATCCAACGAAGCTGCGCCTCCGCCAATGATTGATGCGCTGTAATCAAATGCCCAGTTTCCTTCTCCTTTGGGACTCTGTCCTTTATGTGAGAATTGCCAACGTGTAGTATCGATAGCATACCCTTCTTCTAATTCAGTCTCTTCACAAAATGTTTTAAATGTTTTCATTGATTCATCTATTTTGATTTTGAGTGGCGTTGTTCCTGCCTTATAGATTCTATGATAAGCCATTTTGGATACATTAAGAATATCTCCAGCCTCTAATAGTTGAGGAACTTCATTATCCATTTGAAACATCCATCCATCACCTTCTAGCACTGTAATAACACGATCTGCTCGATCACGGTGCCAAACCAATTCATCCGATTCAATGTTAGATTCAAATGTACGAATCTTTAGTTTGCCTTCTGTTTTATCTGTGTATGGTTTACTCATATTACCAAAAAAAGTTGCCGCCGCCTTTTAAACCAAGTTCTGCGGCATATCGTGGGAGATTGCATGACCAGTAGCCAGCTTTTGTTTTATCTTTCTTTGCTGCACAGTTGTGTCGAGCGGCGAAAGATTTTCTTGCTTCGGGATCATCAATCTTAGCTTTAAGACCTGATGTATCCCCGAATTGAACCTTGATTACATTACCTTTATCATTCTTAACATAAACGTAGAACTTCTTTTTACCGCCACGTTTTGGTTTATTCAATTCGACTTCATCACCTTTATATTCTGCTTCAATCAATGGATGATCTAAAGGCACTTCCACACCTTCATACATTGCAAGTTTGCCGATATCTGTTGATAAAAGATATTCATCAAACTCATTCAATGGATTTAATGCAGATTCTTTCATATGTCTAGCATATTCAAATAACTTATAGTAATTCTCCGAGTGTGGTCGGAAAATGTTATGTGCTAATGGGATTTGATTCTCTCTGTGGAATCGTAGGGCTGTTTCCAATTGACTCATTATTTTTCGGTTAACTTTATGTATGCACTAGAATCTGATGTTGAACTACCTGCGTAATTAACAATCTGTGTAACAAACTGATCCGCCTTTGTGCCACCTTGGTGGATCAAATTGAGAATGTGTAATCCACCAAGTTTTCCATGAAGCCACACTGCAGCTGCCTTACTTTTCATTTTTCCAAGTTCTTCAACGACCTGTTCAGATGAAATTGTCTTATCAAACTTCTGGAGCATCGATGTGAACTTATTGACAGCCTTTTTATCACCAGCCACGATCAACTTGGCCTCCTTGGCCATATCAGAATTCTTAGGTAGTTTCTTACCTCCATAGACTCGTTGAGCCGCATCTTGAATTACTCCCCAAGATGCACCACCGCCGCGGGCACCTTTACCTTTAATCTCCACTTTGTGTGAGCCAAAGGCCTTGTTTGCACTCAATGACATCCAGCCACCTTGAAAGTCTATAAAGTTAGATTTGGTTGTATACCATTCACCTTTTGATACAGACTTGATACGCCCCGCAGAAAATTTATGATCACTTGTTAGTGGTGGTCTCTCAACATTCTTCTCAACACTGGTAACAGCCCTGGATACCTTTTTCAATGAAATACCAACTAGTCTTTGTTGAAGATATAGATCTAAAATATCATTATTGAGGCCCTCTAAGCTAGATGTATCAAGTTCCTTGATATTGAAACCCTTTTCTTCAGCCCAAATATCGCCAGGATTCCACTTATCGTCCTTAAGTGGTTTAAACCCGTTATTCTTAAACGCAGTATCTTTAGCGGAATAAATCGCCTTCATGAGTTTATCATCTCTATGAAAAATCATACCTCTTTCAATGATTCCCTTGTCCATAGCATACTGCGCAGTTAGATAAGATGACATTTTCCAACTATCATCAATAGCAAGGATTTCTTTGAGACTTGTTTTTCCGACACTTACAGACTTAAATGCTTTAGTAAGAACTTTATCAGTGAAACTATCAATTGGCATTGCAGATCCAATTTCCAACATGGCAGCCATCCATACACATTGTGCAGATTCACCAATTGCTGTCTGCTTTGTTCCACCACCTGCCCCTGCGCCGCCACCAAAATATTTTGATTTATTCAGCATGGAAGATTTAATGGTGCGACCATTAACACCCGTCATTTCAAAGGTTTTGCCATCCTTTTTAAACTGTGCGATCTTCTCCAATGTCTCTGGAACATTGGCAATGATGATATCCTTACCCTTAATGAGTTCCAATGGTGTTTGTTTTTTGATAAGATCCGCAAGGATATCAGTCCGCTCTTGATTCTTATATGGCCCAGCTGTGGCCGCTTTTTTCAACTCCGAAGGTGTTAATCCTACAGCCTCGACTATAAACTCTTTAAATGATTGCATATATCCCATAAATTATTGTTAGTGTTTTGTTTATACTATTTATAACATTTCCACTCTTCATATAAGATATTTGATCTCTCATATGTCTCTATTTCCCAAGGCTCATTATCCTCTAATTTAGTCCAATCAACTGTTTCTCCCATCCATTTACAGGTAGTTGGAGTTCGAATCAAATCAACTAGCTCACCCCTCACATACTGTTTCACATGAATCATTTCATGAGCAAAGGTATCGTGAATCGAATCTAGATCTATCGCAGAATCAAGTCTGATCGTAAAATCCCTTGGCTGATGGTTTTTATCATTCCATGTACAGTCGCCGTAAAGACATTCCTTTCCAGCCAAGTTTCTTATGAACTTTACATCCACTTCAAGTGTTTTCAGTCTTGGCATAAGTCTATTAACATAGAAGAAGAAGGCACTCTCAATCTCCTCTCTCACAGACTTAGTCGAACCGCTTATCGATATTGTAATCATATTAAATCTTGAATGTTGAGAAGTCTGTATCAGACTGTGTGGATGTGGAATTAGATGATCCATCACCTGATAGATTCTGAGCCGAAGTTTCAACATCATACAATCTCATCTTGGCTCGATCAATTCCAACAACGAATCTTTTATTTTGTGTTGGGTCATTATATCGATTCTTAAGTTGTTTCACCATGAGTTGATTCATACCTTCAAGCTGTTCTGTTGAGATTAGTGCGATCATTAAATCACAAGTTGCTGGCAAGCCGAATGATTCTGAAGTATCTGTAATCTCAACATCAGAATTACCGAATCCTGTTCGTGTAACCTGAGTTGCAGACCAGATTGGTACGTTGAATTCAACAGCGATGCCTCGAAGTTCTTCGGCAATAGCCTTGACATATGAGTATGAGTTGATTGAACCTCCGAGACCTTTCATTCGTGAAGATGCTGCGATGTTAAGATAATCAATGAAGATGACATCAGGTTTGAAATCTTTCTTCATCTTTAACTCTTCTAGAAGAGCACGGAAGTGTCCAGCATGCGCCACAGCAGTCGGATATTCCTTAACGATTAACTTTCCTTGAGTCTTAGATTGAATCTTTTTCACCTTGGTATCAAACAACTCCTTGGGCATATTCTCAATATCTCCAATATCAATATCAAATAAGTTTGCATCGATACGTTCAGCGATCTTCTCTTCCGCCATTTCCAATGTGATGTAGAGGACACTCTGGCCCTCGGTAAGAGCAGCGGCGGCGAAGTGGCACATCGCCAAACTCTTACCAACACCTGTACCAGCAAGAATGATGTTCAGTGTCTTTCGACCAACACCTCCCTTTGTAATGGTGTTGAGCATCTCAATATCAAATGGCATCTTGTTTTCTTTCTTATGGTAGAAAGCAAATCGCTCATCAGAGTTTTCGATATAATCGTGTCCAACGTTTGAATCAAACGAAACACCAAGTGCATCAGATAGGATTTCGGGGATGGCACCTTCAGATTTATCACTATTCTTACCATCAATGATCTCAATGGATTCCATGATAGCAAGATAAACGGCGCGATCTTTACACCACTTCTCGGTTGAGTCAGTCAGCCACGTGTCATCAACCTTCTCTTCTTTGTCCAGCGCTCGAATGAGGGATAGGACCTCATTCGCATCATTTCGAGAAACATGATCCGAATTCTGAAACTCTATCTCTAGAGCCGCAGAATTAGGCAGTTTATTGTATGTACTTATAAAAGATAATATTAACTTATATACAGGTGCATTAAACTTCTCAAAGTATTCAACCTTTAAGTGGGGTAATGATTTTCTTGTGAAGTTTTCATTGTATATTAAGTTATTAAGAATTATCGTCTGTAAGTCCTTTGTCATCCTCTGTATTTTTGGTATCTAATATGGTTGCTAGGATATCACCCATTAAGTCATTGAACTTAACAGAGTCTTCTAATTGTTCTATACTATACTGTTCATTCCCATTGTCAATCTTATAATTGAAGTTGAGGACTGCGTTGTCCTCTTCTTCATTTTCCTCGATCTTTACTTCACCATAGAAATATACAACATCCTTATATTCTCCCTCTTTAATCTTGAAGCCGAAGTAATCTACGTCTTCTTTTTCAACCATTGTGTACTTAGGAATCTTCATCTTCAACAACCTCCTTTGTAAGTGTTTCATCTTTAGTGCGAAGTTCTTCAAGCATAGAAACATGAGCAACCTTATATCGTTTCTCAATAGCCTTTTCAAAGTCTGTCTTATCAAAGATATTTGTCCAAAACTCTTCAGTCATTGTTTGTGCAGCACGAAGGTTTCCACTCAATTCTTCCTTTGTCGCAGGATTCATTGCCATATACCAACCATTCTTAGGTTTAACGACATAACCTGTTTCAAGAGCAAGATCCAATAGGCCCGACCACTTCTCGATACCTCCGTCCCAACTTACACTAATTGGAATCTTAGACTTCTCCTTCACAAAGCGAGACTTCTCAATATTAATAATGAAGTGATAGCCCTGCACTTCGGTACCTGTCTTATCTTGGCGGCGACCGATGATCCACACATCGTTTGCACTGTACATTACACCAGTTCCACCAGACACAACTGCCTTTGAGAACATCTCTTGTGTTTGATACGTGTGATTGACTGCCAATAGAGGAATATCTTTAAGAGTCAAGAATGGTGTAATCATGCGGAATAGACCTTTAAGAGCTTTTGCTCGAGTCATATCAGCAACTGATTTCATATTCTCGGCATCATCAATTTCTTTCTTCGATGCAATATTACCAATAGAATCAATCACCACCATCACTCTATCCTTACGATCAATTTCAGTAAGCTGATGAACAAGATCGAATTTGAGTTCTTCAATATTGGTAACAGGTGTATGTAGTACACGAGATGTGTCAATACCGAAACTCTCAAAGTACGATTGTGGTGAACCAAACTCCGAATCATAGAACATGAGAACTGCATCCTTATGCTTCTTCATATAAGCACCTGCCATTAAAAGGGCAAACGATGTTTTGAAGTGCTTACTTGGTCCAGCTAACACTGTTAGACCTGAAGAGATACCACCTTTAGTGGAACCAGAGAGTGCGACGTTAATCATCGGCACCGATGTTGTAGTCATTTCCTTTTCGGAAAAGAACTTTGATTCAGAGAGAATCTCTGCGCCGGCTGTGCGGCTTGATTTTTTTAGTTTTTCTAGTAGTGACATAGTATTATATATTATTGTGCTTAAGCATCTTTAACAAAGACACCATTCTCCATCTTACCTGTGCGAGTCTTAATCACATTATAAGCTGCTTCCAGACATTCAACTGAATTGAGTCCTGCCAACTTAGCGCAGATGATGATAGTAACTAGCATATCGCCAATACCATCTTCAACCTCAGCCAATGCTTCAGATCTTTTCACTTGTTTATCATGATCATCTTCAGCAAATTCCAAAGCAAGAAGAGCTTGGCGAGTTTCATCCAGCTCTTCTTGGGTTTTACCAAGTTGTGTGAGTGCGGTAGCCTTTCCGAGAATACCTTTATCGGCTGCCCACTGATTTACTTTTTCTTCCAGTTGTTCGTAGTTCATTATGTTATTATATACTGTTTATACTTGGATGTAAATACTTATTTTAATTTCTTTGGTCCTTTTGAGAAGAATGGCATCTTTGACTTCTCTCCAATATACACACCCTGCGAGGGTTCATATTGTAGATTAAGAGCCACTGATTTGCCAATCACAACCTTTAGGAATTCATTGGGTCGAAAATTGAGGACTTCACCAGGAACATCCACATTAATATCTTCTCTCGTGACAACGCAAATGTTATCATATACTTCTTTTGTATCTCTATCTTCCATATTGTTATTTAATCTGTTAATTTGTTTAGATATTTTTGTTGTAACTCTAAAGGTAAATCAGTCATGCCGATGCAATTGCTCCAATTGTTGCTACTATTAAACCAACTATACACACTCCAAAGAGCGTGATAAGTATCATGCCTAATGCTTCTTCTGCTTTATGTGGGTCTTTCATAATTATTGTGTGATCGTCACTTTAGATTGAGAGTTCTTCTTTAGCCACAGTGTTCG